ATTTAGTAGCATCTCTTGCAGATAATGAAGCTGTTACTGTAAATAAACCTAGCTTTACTGTATATCTTGAAAACAATGAAATCATGTATTCAACAGATGCTAGTGGTTTTTACAGCATTTCATTTGATGTTAGAGAGGTTATTACCTAATGCCTAGAAGTCTATCTGCTGCCTTACAAACACAAGTATCATCTACAGCCACTAAGACAGCTTTTCTGGTTGAGTTAAATCTATCATCAACCATTAGGCTCACTGATTGGTATTCTGATGTAACTTATGATTCTAATTCTTATGAAGCTGGTGGTTCTTTTCTTACAGTTGACTCAATCATTGAAACAGGTCAACTAGAGGTAAATGAATTAACGCTTGGATTTTCAAACATTACAGATCAGGTTAGATCATTGGTACAAGATGGTTCTTTTACAGATAAAGAAGTAGAAATATATTTAGCTTATTTTAACTCAGATGAAACAATTGTTGGTGCTATTAATTATTTTACTGGTCAAATAAGAAGCGTATCAATACAAGAAACAATAGATAGCTCAACCCTATCTTTAATAGCATCTTCTCATTGGGCTAATTGGAATTTAACAAAGGGCAGGCATTATTCAGACGAATCACAACAATCTTTTAGCTCTGGTGATAGAGGAATGGAATTTGCAACACAGACCAAAGAAGATGTTAGGTGGGGAATGTAATGAGTTTTTGGTCAGCGGTTGGTAAATTTTTTCTTGATGTTGGAAAAGCTGTTGTTGCTTATGCGAAAGCCAATCCATTTACATTCACGATGCAAGCAGCAACACTTGCTGTTGGCGTTAAAGGTTATTTACAAGCAAGGCAAATGCTTGCAAAGGGTCAAGATATACTTGCTAACAAAACTTCTGCTGGTGGGAAAATACCAGTTATTTATGGAACAAGAAGGGTTGGTGCTCAGATTATCTATATGGATGTTAGTGATAATGATTCAAGAGATTTATATGTTGTTTATGCTCTTTCGGTTGGTGAATGTGATGAAATTTTAGGCAGAACAATTGAGTTAGATGGCAACCCATTAACTGATTCTGCAAGATTTAGAGATGGTGGTTATATTGGCTCAGACAAAATATCCTCAGGCTCAGGATCATTAAATACAGCTTCACAAAATGGAACAGGTATAGATGCTGGTGCTGGTGGATTTGGCACAGACCCAACAGCAAGATATAGATATGTTTTTAATTTACATCATGGAGCTGCATCACAAACAGCAGACCCCATGCTTGTTGCTTCAATGCCTAATTGGACTTCAGCACATAGACTAGATGGAATTTGTTACATAGCAGCTCACTATGGCTATGATAAAGAAGGAATATGGCGAGGAGTGCCACAGCTAACAGTACAAGTAAGAGGAAAAAAAGTTTTTGATCCTAGAGATAATACTCAAACATTTGGCACTGTTTCTACTTATAAACATTCAGACAATCCAGCTTTATGCTTTCTTGATTACATAACCAATAATGAGTATGGAAAAGGTTTAACTGAATCTCAAATTAATATGTCTACCTTTAGCTCTGCTGCTAATGTTTGTGATACTTTGGTTGATCAACCTTACTTTAATGGCTCTGCACAAAATGTTACTTGGGGTGGCACTTCTGGCAATGACTATATTGATATAACTGGAACTGGTGCAAATACTGTTTGGTGGCAAAACAAAGTTGGCGAACTAATAGATTTAGAAGATGGTTCTGGCAATCTTGTTTTAGATGGTGCTGAGATAAAAGATATACAAAGAACACAGTTTTACGATGAAAACGAAGCATATTCTGTATATTTTAATAATATTCTTGGTTCTAATTACTCTTCTGAAAATGGAACATCTTTACTAAAAGTTAAAAGATTTCATTGCAATGGTTACTTAGATACAAATAAGAATGTAATGGAAAATGCTAAAGAATTGCTTGCTAATATGCGAGGTATCTTTCTTTATGTAAATGGCAAGTATGAGCTATCTATTGAAGATACAGGCTCATCTACCTTTAGTATTACCGATGATCACATTATTTCTGATTCTGGCATATCAGTTGATTATGGGAATAAAGACAAGAAGGCAAATAAGGTTATTGTTGAATTCTTCAACGCTAACAAAAAATATGAGCTAGACACAGCCACAGTTTTACATGATGCAACCCCTGATTATACATCTGATGATGGTGGTGAAGTCTTAGAGGTAAAAGCAGAGTTTCCTTATGTTTCTGATCCTTATATTGCCTATAACATGGCAAAGGCTATTTTAACCAGAAGCAGGAATCAAACCTCATTTAGATTTGTTGGAACTCCTGAGATGTATAAGCTTAACGTGGGAGACATTGTTGATGTAACTTATACTGGTTTGGGTTTTAATGGAAAGATTTGCAGGGTGGAAGCCTTAGAGCTTGAGCCAAATGGTTTGGTTGCAGTTAGTCTAATAGAATACTTTGATGTTTATACATGGGAAGTTCCACCACAAGAACCAGTAGAAGAACTATCTAATCTGCCTTCAGCTTATGCTGTAAAAGCACCCACAGGCTTATCTTTTACTGATACTGATTCTAGCTCCACAAACAGACCTTTTCTTTCTTGGGATGAGCCTACAGACTTTCCAGACCATGAATATAGAATTAATGTAGTAGATAGCTCAAGTAATGAACTTACAAATAAAATTGTTGATACTGAATTTTGTGATCTTGGTTTTATTCCAGTGGGTTCAAATTATGTTGCCAGCGTTAGCTCAATCAACACTCTTGGAGTTGAATCATCACCAGCCACATTAACTTTTAGTGTTGCAGATCAGCCAGTTGCAACCAATGATTTACAAGATTCTTTAATCACAGAACTAAAACTAGCTGCTGATGCTGTAACAAACGCTAAAATAGCAGTAGATGCAATACAAGGAGATGTGATTGCTGCTGGTGCTATTACAGAAACCAAGATAGCTTCCGATGCAGTAACAAATGCTAAAATTGCAATTGATGCAATACAAGGAGATGTGATTGCAGCAGGTGCTATTACAGAACAAAAGCTCGGTGTTGATGCTGTTACTTCAGCAAAAATTGCAGACAATGCAATTACCTCAGCACAAATAGCTGCTGATGCTGTTACCACTGCAAAGATAGCCAATGATGCTGTAACTAATGCTTTAATAGCCACAGATGCTGTTAATCAAGATTCCATTGCAGCCAATTCAGTTACAGCAACTCAAATTGTGGCAGGAACAATTACAGCCACCGAAATAGCCAGTAGTGCAATAACGACAGCAAAGATTGCCACTGGTGCAATTACAGCAGCAAAAATAGGTGCAGGAGAGATCACAGCCACACAAATAGCAACAGATACTATCACTGCAAACAACATTGCTTCTAATGCAATTACAGCCAATGAATTAGCAGCAAATTCTGTTACGTCAGCTAAAATTGTAGCAGGCAGCATTGTTGCATCAGACATAGCTTCAAACACAATTACAGCAAATAACATTGCATCAAACACAATCACAGCAGCAGAAATAGCTTCTAATGCAATTACAGCAAACGAACTGGCTGCAAACTCAGTAACAGCAGCAAAAATAGTGGCAAATACAATCACAGCATCTGAAATAGCAAGTAATACAATTACAGCAACACAAATTGCAGCAGGTGCTATTGCTACTAGCGAATTAGCAGCAGATGCAGTTACAGCAGCAAAAATTGCAGCAGGAACTATTACTGCAACAGAAATAGCAAGTAACACTATTACTGGCGATCAAATTAATGTAGGTCTACTTAATGTAGAACACTTTGGTAATGTTTCAGCAGATATTAAAAGTCATTTAACGACTGAAACCTTTGTACCCTTAGAAGTATTTGGTAGTGTTTTTCAAAGAGGTTCTACAGATTTCAAAACTGTAACTGCAACTACAGGCACATACTTATCATTATCTATCGGCAGTGTGCGTAACAATGCAAAATATAGAGCAATATGGACAGGTGTATATGGTGACTGTACTAATGGCGTCTTAGAATACAGCGTAAATAATTCAACTTGGGTTCAAGCTGCAGGTGGATTACAAAATTTAACTATGGATGTTGGCACTATAAGAAGTTATGTGTTTGTATATAATGGAACTATAACAGGTCTTACTGGAACAACATCTACTGTATATTGGAGAGTCAGATGGATAACAAAATTAAGATCAACCTATCAATCTTTATACGTCTTTATAGATAATACACAATGACAGATTACACTACTTATAAAACACTAACAGGAGAAATTATTAACTGTGGTTCTACAAATTTACCTTTAAGTGATATTGCTATACCAAGTGATGAATCAATTATAGAAGGAATACATGAAGCTGAAAAATATAAAATTATAAATGGTGAATTAATAGAGCAAACTATTGATTGGAAAATAAGTTTACGCAGACAAAGAAATGCTCTTTTAGCTGAGTCTGACTGGACTCAAGTCAACGACAGCCCTTTGTCAGACACAAAAAAAGCAGAATGGGCAACTTATAGACAAGCATTAAGAGACCTGCCATCACAATACACAGATTCTGATAATTTTGATGATGTAGTGTTTCCAACTCAACCAGATTAAATATACAATAGGACAGAGGTAAATCAATGGCACAACACGATTATAATTTAGCTAACCAAAGTGGAGCTGACTTCAGAGCTGATTTAAA